CCCATCGTCAGACCAGAACGACCGCTCGACCACGCGGACAACGTCGCTCGCGTGGTCGGGGAGCCACAGCGTCCATGTGCCGGTGCCCTCGATCAGGGCCGTCGCCTCCTGCTGCGGCCCCCAATACCAGCCGGTCTTGCGCTCGACATACGCGACCGCCGCGCGTTCGAGCGCGGTCAGGTAGTCGTCGTGCTCCGTGAGCGCCGCCGGGATCTGTAGCGCGGCCTTTAGCTCTGCGAGCCCGATCATCTCTGCACCAGGACCGGTTGTCGTCTAGGCGCGGCCCGCGCCGGCGCCTGCGCGGCGCGCAGCTCCCCGGGGAACGGACCCAGCACGGACGTGCAGCACTCGACACAGCGATGCCGCGCGGCCCCTCTGCCGTCGCTGGCCCAGAATACCGCTGTCGGCGTGCGACAGCGCGGGCATTCGAGCGATGGCGTCGCGCGCTGGTCCTGCTCTCTCATTGATCCTTCTTCGCGCGCCTGCGCTTCTCGGTGTCCGCCTTGTTCTCTGGCGGGCCGGCCGCCGCCTTGTTCTCGGCCGGCACGACCACGGCATCCTTGGTCACGGCCGCGTTCCGTTCGGCCTGCTCGGCGAGCGCCGCAGCGCGCCGACGCCGCAACTCGAACTCGCGTTCGTNGGGCGGGAGCGCGGCGAACTCGGCGGCGGCCTTCTGCGCGGCCTCAAGCGCGGCGCGCGCCTCCGCGTTGCGCCGCTCCTGCTCGGCGCGGATGCGCGCCGTCTCCCGTCGGATCTCGTAGGCGAGTCCCATTCGATCTCCTCCGCGTGTGGACGGGGGCCGGTGCTACGCAACCAGCGTGGACCCGTCATGCGCCCCCAACAATGGATAGCCCGCGCCCCCGTCCGATCACGCCGCCAGTGGGCTACGATCAGCCGCCAGCCTTACGGCACCGGCGCCTGCGTCTGGTGCTTGCGGAACGCGAGCGGACGCTTGACGCCGAACGCGGCGCGCTGCTCGGCCAGGATCGTCCGCTGGTTGCGGATGAACTGGTCGTTGATCCAGCCCATCGAGATCGCGGCGGCCGAGCGCACCCACAGCGTCGCGCCCCGCATCCAGTCGCCGACGATCAGGTTGCGCTCCTCGGTCGCATCGCCACGGTTGGCCTCGGCCGCAGGCGTCTCGACCACGGCGATCGACCAGACCCGTGGGCCGAGCGTGTCGCGGATCACTGCCCAGACGTAGCGGTTGTCGCTGCCCTTGAGCAGCTCGATCTCCTCCCAGTCGATCGGGTCGATCACCACCGCGTTGGGCTCGTAGCCGGCACGCCTGACGTCCGTAATCGCGCGGCGGATGACGTCGAGGAGCGTGTCGTTCGTCGCGACCCGCGCGGGCTGCACACCAGGATCGCTCAAGATCCCACGGAAATGCTCGCCCGTGCCGTCGCCGTACAGTACCTCCTCCTCTTCGAGCTTGCGGAGGTCGTACAGCAACTCGGTGTCGATCATGTTGGCGAGCCTCGGCAGGTCCGCGAGGTCGTTCTCGTGCGCCGGAATCCACACGGCGTGCGTCTTGACCGGCACCGTCACGGTGTCGAGCGCCATCGCGGCCTCGGGCTTCTGCGCGCCCTTCGCCACGGGCGCAGCCGCGCGCGTGTAGCTCTGGAGCCGCGTGTACGTAATGCTGTCGCTCGTGGTCGGCGCCACGTTCAGCACGTCACGCAACACCAGCGGCTCGTGCTCGGTCACACGCACCAGCTCGTCGATCCGATCCGGCTCGATCACACCCGCGCCGAGCACAGGCGCCGCCTTCTGCTCCCACGCCTCGCGCTGCTCCTTGGTCAGCGCGACGAATACATGCCGGCCGTTGCGCGAAGTCTTGACCTCGTCGACGACCAGGATTCGGAACTCGCCGCGCGGCATCCCGCGCTCGATGAACTCCTTGAACTCGGGCGACCGGACGACCGCCTGGCCGAGCGACAGATAGCCCGCGATCTGGTCGCGGCGCTCGTCCTTCCGCTCGGCGCCGTTCTCCGGCAGGGCCGGGTCCGGCACCATGCCCGCAACGCGGCTGATCTGCCTCGCCTGGTTCTCGATGTCGTGCAGCCGCTCGTACCGCTTCAGCTCGGGCTCGATCTCGGCCCACAACTTCTCGGCCTCGGCGGCCTTCGCGTCGAGGTCCTCGCCGACGTTCGGCGGCAGCGGCTGGTCCTTGTACTTCTCCAGCGTCTCGCTGATGTGCTTCACGAGCTTGCCATGCTCGTCCAGCTTCTTCCGCAGTGCCTCCGGCAGCTGCGTCTTCGCTCGGATCATCTGTCCTCCTCGTCTGAGGGTGGCTCGTTCGCTCCGCCGCGTGCCGTCAGAAGAGCACGGCGCGGCTGCGGAGTTGGAGGAGCGCGGCCCGCGCTTCGAGCGCGCGGCGTCGCGGATCCTCGGGCGCGAGTCCCTCGGGCGAGTCCGCCTGACCGTCGCCGGCGGAGGCCTTCAGGAGTGCGTCGATGTCGTCGCGGAGCGCGACCAGCTCCGCAAGCTCGTCGTCGGTCAGCGCGTCGGCGCCCTTGGCGAGCAGCGCCTTGACCGACGACACGTCGAGCCGGGCGTTCGGGTTCATCGGCCAGATCACGACCGAGATTTCGCGAAGCTCGATCTCCTTGAGGTGCCGCAAGATGCCCTTGCGGCGCTCCTCATCGGTCGGCTCCTCGATCTTAACCGCCCGGTAGCCGATGGAGAGCCCATCAACGAACCCGCCCTTGATGCGGCGGAGGATCTCGTCGCCGTCCGGGCCATCGATCACCTGGAACTTCGCGTCGAGGCCGTCCGCCGTCTCGCGCGCCTCGATCAGCTTCCCGACGACGGCGCGCACGCTGCCGTAGTTGTGCTGATCGAGCAGCGGGATTACGCGGCCGCTCCGGCGCCAGTGGTCGAGCGTGCGCTTGAACGCGCCGCGATGGATTACGTCGCCGCCCAGGTCTAGGTCCCAGGTCGAGGCGAGCCCGCGAAACGTCCGCTGCTCCTCGTCAGTCTCCTTCACCTCGAAGCGCGTCGGAGCGCGCTTGATCTCGATGCCGTCCANCGTCTCGCTCCGCCGTCTATGGGCGCCGGGGTAAATGCCGGTGCACTGCCGGTGCAGCCACGCGCAGAACGACGCCTTGTCGGCTGGCTGGAAGGAACCGAAGCTCGTTTGCATACAGCGCCGGAAGAAGCCGGGGTCGCGCCGGCCGACGCGGCGGCAGAGCCCAGCGATCTGCGCGGCCGTCNACTTCACCTCGCTAGCGCCGGCCGCTGCGAGCTTGTCCGCGCAGGACGGACACAGGCGCTTCACCTCGTCGAGCGTGAGCACGACATCGCGGAAGCCATCCGCGCGGGCGCGCTCCTCGGCATTTTCGTCGAACGTCCCGAGCGCGTCAACGGTGAGCGGCTCCACGGCGTCATCCTCCTTGCTGCGGCCTCCGCGCTGCGCGTTCCGCCACTGCGAGAAGCAGACGGCTGCGCGCTGGCTTTGGTCCGGGAACTCGTCGTGCATGTGCGGCAGCGACATGCAACGACCGATGAACTGGCGCAGACTTTCGCCCCGCTCCGGCCTCGGCAGCGGCATCCGTCAGCCCTCCACGTCGTATACGAGCGTGCAGCGGCAATTCGGCTCGCCCGGCGCCTTGAGCCCGTTCGGGAACACCGCGTCGATGTCTACGGTCGTGCCGTGCAGCTCGCGGTGCTCGGGCCTTGTGCGATGGTCGAGCACGGCGACCCACGTTTTCGTGACCCGGACGCCTTCGCTCTTGCTGTAGGCGGCGAGCGATTCCTGCTGCGCGCCGTTGGTCACGCGCGTTGTCTCGGTCCGGGCGATCAGCTCCGCGCGCGCCGGCCCGAACGCCGAGTCCAGTTCGCGAATCCGGCGTGCGAGCGCCTGGAGGTTCTCGCCGGCGGCGAGCCCGGCTTCGAGCGCGTCGCGCACGGCCTGCTTGGTGGTGTCCGTCACCTGCGTAATCAGCCACGCCGCCTCGCGCTGCGTGTAGTCGAGCAGCCCCGGCTGGAGCACGTCCCACGCGATGCCGCGCTCGGCCGCGAGCCGCTTAACGGCGGCTTCACCGGAGGCNGNGAGGAGCGGCAACACCACCTCGCGCCACGCGGCTCGGGCCGGCCCGGTCAGGTAGTCTTCGAGCGCGCGCAGGAACGCCGAGGGGTCAGGCGGGATCTCCTGTTTGCCGGGCTGGAGGTGCCGGACGGCGAGCTGCGCGATCTCCTCGCGGTCGCGCTCGAGCTGCGCGGCGACCGCTGACCGCCACAGCGGCTCCTGCGCCTTGGTGGCGACATCGAACGCGACGCGCGCCCAGTTGATGCGCGCCTCTCGCGACGCCGCTGCCTTGGCGCCGCGAATGTCGATCAGGCCCGCACCCTGGCCTGCGGCGCCGGGCTCGGCGAGGCCGAGGACTCGCTCGCCGCGCTCGTCTTCGAGCGGTTCCCAGCCGAGCAGCGCGCGCCGCTCGTTCACCGTGCCGATGTCGCGTGTTTTCTGCGCGATGTCGGCCATCTGCGCACGGTCGATCTGGAGCGCGCGGATCTTCGACGTGTCGAACCGGATCATCCGGCGCGGGTTGGGATCGACGAGGCGGAGCAGATGGCGCGTGAGCGTCTTTTCGTCGCGCCGCCACAGCGGCTCGATGGTGTCCTCATACGTCATGCGCCGGGCCTGCTCCATCTGCGACCACGGCGAGTTTCGCAGCCCGACGAGGAACCCGAGCACGACGGGCGGGATGCGGAACGCCGCTGCGACGCACGCCTCGACCCGGTCCAGCACGTCACCGGGCAGCAGATCGGCGAGCGAGAACGAAACCACCGTCGCGTTGCCGCCGCCGAGGAGCGCAAGCGGCTTGCCCTTGTTGCCCGGCCTTGCGTAGGCTTCGAGCGCCGCTTTCCACTTGGCGTACTCCTGATCGCTCGGCGCCCACTCCTTGTCGGCCTGCACGATCACCGACGGGAACAGCGCGTTGCGGAGGATGTCCCGCACGGTCGCCGCAGTCTGCTGGCCGAGGTTCAGCCACGCGAGCGCGACATCGAGCGGCGCGAGGCCGCGCGTCCACGAGTACGGGTTCGGCTCGCGGAAGTAGACGACCTCGTCGGGCCGGTACGTCCGTTCGCCGTTCCGCGTTTGCACGACGAACCGGCCGAACAGCCGGCGGGTCCCGTCAACGTCGGCAACCTCGACGCGGAACTGGTCGTGCGGGAACACCGTGACCATGCCAACATCGCCGCCGAGGTTGCGGTTGAGCACCCACAGCGCGCCGCCGGTCATGTCGCGGTAGATCCGCGTAAGGTAGAGCAGCTCGCCCATGGTGAGGTCGGGCGACGGCTCGTCGAGCAGCGGTTCGAGCGGATGGTCGGGCAGCCACTTCTCGACGCCGTCCGGGTCCTCCTCGACCACCATCAGCGGCGGCTCGCTGACCTTCTCCGCGCGGTAGGTGATTGCCGCGTAGGCGTAGAGCGCGGTGGCGAACGCGGTATGCCGCGTGACCTCGGGCACCTCGGACGATAGCGCGTCGAGGCGCAGGAACGTCCGGCCGCCGTCCGGGCTCACCCACTCTACCGGCGGCCGGTTGAGCCACGAGATACCCTTGCGTTCGGCCGGCGCCGTCGCTGGCGTCGCGCCGTTCGTCGAGTGCCTACCGTTGCCGCGAATCCAGTCGAGGATGCGTGCCACGTGCTCCGCCCGCGCAAGCGACGAGCCGGTCGACCTCACCTTGGCCATGTCCCCGGCGGTGCCCGCCTCATCGAGCCGCCGTGAGGTCCCGTAGGCACCGGCCCGGCTCGGTTTCGGTGCGCTTGTCCACGCAGTTTTACGTTACTGGCGTCCCGTCGTCAAGTTCCGCCTCGTCGCGCTCCTCGTCGGCGCCAGGGAACCACACGCCGAACCGGCGCTGCGCCTTGCGGATGATCGGCGCCAGCGCGTACCGGACCGCATCCCAGCCGTGATCGTGCCCGTCCTCAAGCTCGGGGCGAACCTCGTCGGTGCGCTTGTCGACCTTGTAGCGCCAGAGCCTCGCCTCCTCGATGATCCCCCGGCAGCGCGGGTGGATGACGATCCGTTCGTAGCTCCTGAGGTACTCGACGCCGTCCTCGACGCTCCCCGACCATTTCGGCGCCGGCTCGATTCGGAAACCGCGCCGCCGGATCTCGTTGATCGTCTCCGGGCGCGCCGGGTCGGCGCGGATCACGTGCTCCCGCGCCCCTGGCACGCGGTCGAAGCGCCGCGCGATCTCGTCCATGCTCCAGCCGATGCCGCGCTCGTCGTACTCGACGTAGAGCCGGTTGTCCGCGATCCAGACCCGCACCAGTACCGTGGGGTCGCGGGCAAATCCCCAGTCGGCGCCGTAGTACGGCCCGTGCCAATGATCCTGCGGCTCGAAGTCCTCGACGATCCACCGGCCGGCCAGCACCTCCGCATCGGACCGGCGCCACGGCTCGCCGCCCCATACATGCGCATACGCCTCGGGGTCGCGCCGNNGNAGCTCCTCGGCCTCCTCGCGCAGCACGTCGGGCAGCCATGGGTTGTCCTCATACGAGACGCGCACGAC